TGCCGCCCTCGCGACGAGGTAGCCAGTAGTCCTCCATCATCGTCATAAACTTGCGGTCGTCCCTGACCTCGCCGGTTGAGCCATCGTAGATAAGCCTGTTCTTGTGCTTTACCATGATGTCTCTGAGGTACTGCTCGGCCTTGATCTTTGGTAGATTGCCGACGTCGATGTACCACACCCTACGCTCCGGAGCTCTGGCCAATCTATAGATTACCAGAGCGTCTTCCAGTGTCCTCAGCTGATTGAGCGCCTTGATTGCCTTGTGCATGTACGAGAGAACCATAGTTCCCTGTGTGTCTGTTAGACCAGAAGTAACATTTATAATAGAGTCTTGAGCGATCTTCAAGCCTGCAGTAGCTGGACCCACGGTCTTATTGCCGTAGTTAAAGCCCTTGTCGTTGTAGACGTAGTACTCGTTCTGTATCTTCTGGATAGCCAGTTCGTTGTATGATCCACCCTTAGCCGGAGGGCGCTTTACGATCTCTCTGATCTTGCGAATCTTTCTAGGATCGACGTATCTAACTTCTTTGATACCTGCAGCTGGATCATTCTTATCTATTAGGACGTGGTAGTAAAGTCTTCCATCGACGTACCAGCGACGATAGATCTCGTAGGCGTGCTTTTGAAAGTCGAGAATGTTGAGACAGATCTCGAACTCTTCTCTGATGGCTTTCTTTAAATTTTCGGTGATGTTGATCTCGTCGAGATTGATCGTAACGATCTTCGGCTCATCGATCGCCATGGACTCGTTGACGATCTCGTCTACAGCGGCGTCAACTTCCGGTTGAAGAGCCATTTCTCTGTACTTGGTGACGAGCTCTGCTTCAGTTCTTACGGTACCATCGAGATCTATGTAAGTACCGAACGATGCACCAGCGGCTACTACTACCGCGCCGTCGTCCGATTCTCTTGGAGCGAACGAGGGGATCTCGTCCTGCTTAACTTTTCTCTTAAATTCAAAACCGAATAAGTCCATCTATATGCTCCAAAAGAAAGAGGCTAAAGAAGATTAGCCCCTTCCTGAAATAATGAATATATCAAGAGGCTATAATATATAGCCTATTAAGTGCTGGTAGGAGTTTTAGCCAGACCGAGGTATGAGTTAATAGTTTCATTCGCGGGCAGCCAGTAGTCGTAGCTAAATGTTACGTTAAATGTCTCGATCGAGTTCTGAGAGTCCCAGTCAAGATCGATGTTGCTGATTGACGTTGGGAACGCTCCGATAAGGTCGTACTGACGAATCGCGCTACCGTCCTTGCCGTACTGGATAACGCTCAGGTCAGCCTTGTAGAGATTCTCGTTGTTTGAGTAGGCAGAATCCCTGACGTTTGACTCGAGACGGTTCAGAGAGTTTGACCACTTTTCGAACATCGAGCGAACCAAGAAGTCCTCGTCGTTCATGATGACTACTGACCAGTCAGTGAAAGTTCTATCGCCAGAGATCTTGATCTTTCTACCGAAGTATGGGATATCGATCGCCGATGTAGTAGAAGCCGGTAGATTCGCGGCTCTGCAGGTAAACCTAAACTTATCTGCAGAAGAGCTATCGGCTCCAACTCCAGTTGGAATGTTCAGATAGACTTCAAAGAGCGCGGGGCGAGTACCACCGTACGTTAGGCCTCTCGCTTTGAAGGTGCTGATATTAAAACCTGATGGCATTTTAGTTACTCCTTGCTCTTCTTCTTATTTATTAGAACTGGCCAACGATTTCAGAGAACTGTACCCCTGTTCTAACAGCCACGAAGTTGAGCTGTATGTAGTTAATCGAGCGAGCAGGCTTGATGTAGATATCACCCACAAATTGATTTGAATCTACAACTTGAGGCGTATTGTTTGTCGCGTCGCAAACCACCAAGAAGTCAGTGATGCCGCGGCGGCCCTGAATGTCTCTTAGGTATGGATTAACGAGTGCCTTGAACTGTGCCTGTGTGAACGCGTCGTTGAACTCGAAGAGGAAGAACTTAGCAGCGGTCGCGATCGCCTTCTCAAGCACGATGAACAAGCGACGCACGTTGATGTGGTCGAATGCAGATGGCTTTGTCTGCAGGGTCTTGTCTCCGAAGAGAACGACGCCCTGTCCTGGGAATGCAACCACTGGGTTGATGCCCTTCGGATACATAGCATCTCTATCAGCTTTAGTTGGGTTGTAGCGAAGCTGTACAATGTTCTTGATCTGACCGCGGTTGAAGCCGGCAGGTGACCACCAAGGATCGCGAGTATTGTCGGTGCGCACGCAGAGACCGGCAACGTCGGCGTTCATCGGAATGTAGCGATACACGTCGTTGTAGCGATCGTACTGATACTTGTAGCCGGTGTCCATAACTGCGTAAGAGCTGTCATGAACTTGGTTGCGCCAAGTGATGATTGCAGTTGCCTCGTTACCGGCATTGCTTCTCACTACTAGATCGTCCGGAGAGATCAAGACAATGCAGTCTTTTCTGGTCTCAGCGATATTATCGATCAGGTAGTTAGCCAGCTGGTAGTTACCAACGTTTGATATACCGTTGATGGTAGTAGGAGTTCCACCGATCGGCTTACCCTGAAGGATGAGCGACACGTCTACGTTTTCAGCTGAGGCAAATAGATCGTAGCCTGCTGTGATTGTAGAAAGAGAAGCAGTCGAGCAAGAATAGCCATCTGTACCGCCCTGAAGTGAGAAGGCGTACGGAAGCTGATTTGTCGATGGAGTCAGAGCAGTAGAAACTGCAGAAGCTGCTCCGGAGCGATCATTTGCCCACCAGATATAATTTGATGACTGGTTGATTACAGTAGCGTAGTATGTGGAAGCTCCACCTGCGCTCTTTGCATCTTTAGATCTTGAAAGATTTGCAAATGATTCGATAATCGTTCCAGGAACTCCAGTGAACACACCGTTCTCGTCTTGAACGACGATATGCAGCTGGTCGGCAACTGCTCCAGAATAGTTGATGTTTGTAGTTCCAGTTACAGTCGCCGTATTGGATAGAACGATCGTCGATGGGCTGCCTACCGAGATTGATACGACAGTCGTATTTGCAGGAATGCCGACGCCCGCTACGGTATAGCCAACCTGAAGGCCGGTCACCGAGCTAGAAGTTGTGATTGCATTTCCGTTCAGAGTTGTCGATACTGAGTTTATAGTTCCGGTTACAGGAGCATTTGCAGCCTGATACGGTGATACTCCGGGAGCAGGACCGACTGAACCAGCAAACTCCCACTGACGGGTAATTGATGGGTTAACAGTTGGGCTAGAAACAAAGTTTGTAGCCAGTCTGTATGGAGTGGTGAAGAAGATAGCAGCATTTGCGACAGTGCCGTTGCTGTAGTTTGCCACGCTAGATACCTGCATCAGCTGAGTGCCGATGGTGCTGTTACCCACCAAGATGTAGTCATTTGGTGCGATCGCAGCTACTACGTTAGCGCAGAAGTTATTTGCATCGACTGAAGAACCACCGTTTACTGTTGAGAATGTAAAGTTAGCGGTATTTGAACCTGTAGCAATGGTCATCGTGAACGAGGCATTGGCAGCAGGAGCGCCGGTCCAGCCGTTCGATGTTGCAGTAGCAGAACCGTTTGCGGGAATCACTGAGCTGTAGGCAGCTGCGCTGTCGCAGACAGAAACGCGAAGTGAGTTACCGTACTGACCTACGTACTTTGCGATGAAGTATGCATTCGCATAGTTGGTAGCAAAGTTACCGAGATTCAACTGGTTGGTGTAGTCCGCTACGTTCTTTATTCCGATCTGAGGGACGGTAGCAGTAGGTGCATTGAGGGCTACAGCTGAAGACGCGCCGATTGTTGGATCGGTTGAGGTCGTGTTGGCCGCGCGCACTACGTACAGGCTATTTCCGTAATTCAAGAAGTTAGCTGCTGTGAACCATGTTTCTGCGTTATTTGAACTTGGCTTGCCGAACTGAGAGACTAGCTTGGTCTCAGTGTCGATAAGAATGCGCTGACCGACTGGACCCCAGTTAAAAATACCGGCGATAGCTCCAGTAGAAGTCGCGACAGCAGGAACGATTGTAGTCAGATCAACTTCTGTGACGTTAACGCCTGGGCTAAGCTGAAAAGGCATTTTGTTCTCCTCCCGTGGAAAAATCTTAATTGTTTTCTATATTTATAAAAAGCGATTCTCGTCTGTATTATCGCCCATGAGCCAGCTTCGATCTCTGATATCCAAGACCTCTTCTATGTCTTCTACGCCATCGTAGACGAAGCCGAACGGGAGTAAGTCATTCATAACATCTTCTTCAGTTTTCTCACGAAGTTTCATCAAGGTATTTATGTTAGTATATTCCTTGAAATATTGCTGGTCAGATAGCCACC